AGATGCACCCCACCTCGAAGGCCATCCCGACCATCACCACGCATGACCGGTTCGCCATGATCACCACCCTCCGCGGGACCAACACACCCAAGGACGTCGGGCAGCCGCTCGACACGTTCGCCGCCAACGGGCTGCACCACGGCCTCGCCGAATGGAAAGTCCCCGACATCGACGACTGCGAGTTCCGGATGCTCGAGCCCCACGAAATCAAGGCTGGCATGGCGTTCCCGAAGGAATACATCATGCTCGGCAACAAACGCGAACAGGTCAAGATGGCTGGCAACGCCGTCACACCCCCGGCCGCCCGCGACCTGGTAGCCTGCATGGCCGAAACGCTGGTGAACGCATGAGCGACTACAGCGAGTTCCTGAAAGCGAAGGCCGACTTCGAACGCAACTACGGCCACCCCGTGGAGGCGACGGCCGTTAACCCGATCCTCAAGGAGCACCAAAGGGATATCGTCCGCTGGGCTGTTGAGGGCGGCCGGCGGGCGATCTTCGCCGCCTTCGGCATGGGCAAGTCCATGATGCAGTTGGAGACGCTGAAGCTGACCCTCGCGCACGCCGGTGGCCGGGCCCTGATCATCGCCCCGCTCGGTGTCCGTGGCGAGTTCATCCGCGACGGCCGGAAGCTCGGCATCGACGTGACGTTCATCCGCCGGGCTGAGGACATCACCGGCGACGGGATCTTCATCACCAATTATGAGACTGTCCGGGACGGGAAGCTCGACGTCAACGAGTTCACCGCAGTGTCCCTCGACGAGGCCGGCGTGCTCCGGTCCTTCGGATCCAAGACCTACCAGACGTTCCTCACCCTGTTTGCCGACGTCAAGTACAGGTTCGTTGCCACGGCCACACCATCGCCCAACAGGTACAAGGAGCTCATCCACTACGCCGGATTCTTGGGCGTCATGGACACCGGTCAGGCGCTCACCCGGTGGTTCCAGCGCGACTCCACGCAGGCGAACAACCTCACCCTCTACCCGCACAAGCGGGAAGAGTTTTTCATGTGGCTGAACAGCTGGTCGATCTTCCTCCAGAAGCCCTCCGACCTCGGCTACTCCGATGAGGGCTACGACCTGCCGCCGCTGCACATCGACTGGGTAGAGGTCCCCGTGGACCACTCCACCGCTGGCGTTGACCGTGACGGCCAGGTTCGGCTCTTCCGCGGCGGCGCCAAGGACCTGCAAGGCGTGGCCAAGGAGAAACGCGACAGCCTCCCGGCCCGCATCTCCAAGCTGACAGAAATGGTCCTCGCCCACCACGCCAAGGATGAGGGCCAGATCATCCTCTGGTGCGACCTGAACGACGAACAGTCCGCCATCGAAGCCGCACTCAAGGCCGCTGGGCTCACCTACTCCAGTGTCCACGGCTCGCTCGACACCGACGAAGCAGAGCGCCGCCTCGACCAGTGGCGGGACAAGGAAACCTACGCGTTGATCGGCAAGCCCGTCATGCTCGGCCAAGGCCTCAACCTCCAACAAGCCAACGTCGCGATCTTCGCTGGCGTCACCTACAAGTTCAACGACACCATCCAGGCATGCCACCGCATCCAGCGCTTCGGGCAGACGCGGCCGTGCACCGTGCACCTGATCCACGCCGAATCCGAAGGCGAAGTCGTCACCGCCCTGAAAGACAAGTGGGCGCAGCACAGAGAGTTGACCACCACCATGACCGACATCATCAAAACGTACGGGCTCTCCCGGAACTCCATCACCGAAGCCCTCACAAGATCCATGGGTGTTGAGCGCATCGAAGCCACCGGCGACGGCTGGACCCTCGCCAACAACGACTGCGTTGACGAAACCACCAACCACATGGGCGAGAACAGTGTGGACATGATCGTCACGTCCATCCCCTTCAGCAACCACTACGAGTACACGCCCAGCTACAACGACTTCGGCCACACCGACGACAACGACCACTTCTGGGCCCAGATGGACTACCTCACCCCGCAGCTCCTCAAAGTCCTGAAGCCTGGCCGGATCTACGCCTGCCACGTCAAGGACCGCATCAACTTCGGCAACGTCACCGGCGCCGGCATCCCCACCGTGAGCCCCTTCCACGCCGAAGCCCTCTTCCACGGTGTGAAGCACGGCTTCGACTACATGGGCATGGTCACCGTCGTCACCGACGTCGTCCGGGAGAACAACCAGACCTACCGCCTCGGCTACACCGAAATGCGGAAGGACGGGACGAAGATGGGCGTCGGCTCCCCCGAGTACATCCTGCTCTTCCACAAGCCGCAGACCGACCGCTCCAAGGGCTACGCGGACGACCGGGTCACCAAGGACAAGGACGACTACTCGCTGGCCCGCTGGCAGGTCGACGCGCACGCGAACTGGCGCTCCAGCGGGGACCGGCACCTCACGACGGACGAGCTCGCAGGACTGCCTGTGGAGCAGCGCTCCAGGCTCTTCACCGAACAGACGCTCCGGGAAGTGTACGACTACGAATCCCACATCAAGGTGGGTGAAGCGTTGCAGGGCAAGGGCGCACTCCCGGCCACGTTCATGTCCCTCATGCCCGGGTCATGGGCGCCGGATGTGTGGCACGACGTCAACCGCATGCTCACCCTGAACGGGGAGCAGAAGCGCCGCAACGTCCAGATGCACGTATGCCCGCTCCAGTTCGACATCGTTGACCGGCTCATCGAGCGCTACACCAACGAAGGCGACACCGTGTTCGACCCCTTCGGCGGCCTCGGAACAGTGCCGCTCCGGGCGTTGAAGCTGGGCCGGAAGGGCCGCTCGAGCGAACTCAATACCGGATACTTCCTCGACTCGGTGAAGTACCTTCAGGCGGAGGAAAACAGTCGGGCCCTGCCCACCCTGTTCGACACCATCGGGGCCTAGCCCATGGCTTGGTTTAACGCGGATGACAAGATGCACTCGCATCCGAAAAGTAGACGGGCAGGGCTGGAGGCTATGGGCCTCTGGCTTCTGGCCGGCACCCTGTGCACCGACTATTTGACCGATGGCCTTGTGCCCGCCTGGTACGTGAACTCGTGGCCGGGCGGGCTCGCCCTGGCGCAGACACTCATCGACTGCGGATTCTGGGAAAAGGCCGGGGACGACTGGCAGTTCCTGTCTTGGTCCGAGTATCAGCGCACCAAGGAAAAGGTCCTCGAAGACCGGGAGGCTGCCCGTGTACGGATGGCTGAATGGCGGGCAACCCACCCCAAAAAAGGCAAGGCCCCAGCATGACCGGGTAGACGCATGCCCGTCGTGTTACAGCGAACGAATCCAGAACGTACGGATAACGTACGCCGTTCGTTCAAGTGCCCAATACCAAGACCAATACCAATACCAAGTTAAAGAAGTGGTCACCTTTCAAAAGCATGTCGCCTTTAGCTTTTGCTCTTCAACTTCCAAGACTTTTTCTTCTATCTCACCTACCTGAACGCGAGAGCTCGAAAGGAGCAGCAGAATGGCCAGCTTCACCCAAGAGCAAGCATCGGCGATCAGCTACACGATCCGCACGCTCCGGCCGGGATGGAACTACGGGGCAGTGATGAAGGTCCTGGAGGGATTCTCGCTGGAGAACCGCCCGGTCGCTGATGTGGTCACGGCGTGCTTCAGGGCAGCGCAGGACCCGAAGGCGCAGGCCCCGACCGCGATCACGTGGGAGCAGTTCTGGGTGAAGGCGGGCGGCAGATCGGATAACGGGATGAGGTTGTGCGCCGAGTGCCTGACCCGGAAGCCGCTGGGGCACATGGCCACGGTGCAGCCGCCGTTCATCTGCCAAACATGCCAGCAAGGCTAGAAGCCCCGTAGAAGCGCCGGAACCCCCCGGACGGGTGATTGGACCCGGAACCGCATTTTCTCAGCGACAGACGGTAAGCAGCACCCAAAGAACCCACCCCCAGCACCAACACTCAACAGCAGGAGCACCGAATGACGATCCTCGCCATAGATCCAGGCAACACCCACTCCGGCATCGCACTCATCGAGTCAGGCACCTGCAAGCCCATCAAGGCGGCCAAACTCCCCAACGCCGAAGTCCTTGAGCTCATCACCGCGACTACCTACGACCACCTCAGCATTGAGATGATCGCCTCCTACGGGATGGCTGTCGGCAAGGAAGTTTTCGACACGTGCGTTTGGATCGGGAGATTCATCCAGCACCATGATCACCGCATCAACGAGGACGCAGCCTGCACCCTCGTCTACCGGCGCGATGTGAAGCTCCACCACTGCCACAGCGCTAAAGCGAAGGACGCGAACATCACACAGGCGCTGATTGACCGGTTCGCTTCCGGCCAGCCGAACAGGGGCAAGGGCACCAAGGCTGAGCCTGGATGGTTCCATGGTTTCGCGGCGGACATCTGGCAGGCGTACGCGCTGGCTGTGTTGACGAGTGACACCATCACTAATAAGAATGATTCTCAACAAGGTTGATCCGGACCCCATGCGGGACGCGCCACGAAAAAGTCAAACCGACACGCGTAAAGTGCTGGCCGTCACCCTCGTGTTGTGACATACTAGGAACACGCAACACCACCATTTGAAACACTAAGCAGGGGGAATCATGACTATCACCGCCAGAACAATCCTCGCCACCGTCGAATCCATCCCCGAGACGCCGGAGAATTACCGGGCTGTCCGGGAAGCCATCCACGACCTGCGCGCCCTCATCGCCGCGGAGGCCGGCAAGTGAGGCCGGACCAAGCCCACGCGGCCAGGGTTGACCGCGCAGCGAACGATCCCCACCGAATCGAGAAGCGCCGGCGCATCCTCCCGGCATTCATGGTCCCCCGCCGCCCGGCCGTGCACGTCACGCAGTTGTCCCGGGAGCAGATCGCGGACCTGATCACAGCCTCTGCCTGGGAGCTCACCCCGGCGCAGTGGGAACGCATGACCGACCACGAGCGTCGGGAACGCCGCCGCACCGTCACCACCGCCCCACGTTTCAAGGTGACGGCATGACACGGCAATCGAAGCCCACCAACTACGTCTACCGGGTGACCATCGAGCACCTGTACGCAGATGGCAGCGGCAGCTACATGGAGCGAACCTACGGCCCGTACACCACGCTCACGACGGCCAAGTCTCAACAGACGCGGCTACTCAGGTTGGCGCGGACCGAGGGTAAGAAGGCCAGCAGCTACATCGAAGAGGCGTGGCTCGAATGGGAGCTGCACTCATGAACGCCTCAGCAGCCGCCGCCGCCCTGGCCTTACCCCCGTCCACGGCCACGTACGGGCTTCCCGAGTCCGCCGCCCACCTCATCCAAAAGCTACGCGCCATGGACCCGGCCCTACTCGCAACCATCACCGCCAAGGAGACGACATGACCGCACGAGACGAACTGGCGAGGGCTAAGCGAGCCGTCGAGACGTATGGGCAGGTTATTGAGAAGCAATGCCGCGATGTCCTTGACGTCACCGGCCTGCATCACCTCATCAATGAGGATGGCGACGGGCATTGGGATGTTGTTTGGATGCGCCTGTTCGAGATGCGCGACGAGCTGGCAAGCCTGAAGGAGTCCACAATTGCCCGCGAACGGCAGCGCGGCGACAGTTGGCGCCAAGGAGACGAAATGAAGGCGCTCGAACTGACCGTGTACCCGAGACGCGGAAGGGAAACCTACGTCCTTCCTCATCCGGCGCACTGCCTTGGTGCCTCTGCCGTGGACCGCCTGTCGCAGCAGAAGCGCCTGACGGACGCGGAACTCGCGGCGGAATACTGGCGGCTCCGGCTGAAGGTCTGCGCGTCTGGAAACCGTGACATGAAGGCAAAGGGCCATTTCTGCATCGAATGGCAGGCAGCGCACGACGAGTTGGACACTATGCAGCGGTTCTTGGAACTCCCGCACTATGACGAGTCGCAGCCGTGACCGCCGCGGACAACCTTGCCGAGGCCGCTGACCTTGCACGCCAGGCAGCCGAGTATGAGTCACTGACCACGCAACACACCCTCACCGGCCGCGTGTTTGATCACAACCAGCCACTCCCCACCCAGCCCACCTACAAGGGCCGCGAATGGGAAACCCACGAACAGGCAGGAACCAAATGAGCGACATTACCGAAGCACTGGACGCTATCGAAGCCCGAGCCAAGACCGACCCAAGCCAGCAACTCGGGGACCCGCAGACCGACCGGGACTACCTACTCGCGCTCTGCCGCCGCATCCTGAACGAAGCGGAAGCGGCGTGGGACGACGGCTACAAGCAAGGCGGGCCGATGCATGACGTGAACTACGACGACCCTGCCGCGCATAGCCGCAACCCATACCGCACCACCTTGGCCACCAAGTGACCGCCCGTGATGCCCTGGACGGCATGAAACAGAGGCTCGAAGCGGCAACACCCGGACCGTGGGCTGTGGATGAATGCACGCCATGCACGGAGCGCGGCCGACTGGAAGTCAACATCTACGACGAGCCCGGAAACCTTATGGTCACCGGCTGGTGCGACGATGACGAGTTCCACCGGCCCGACGCCGCGTTCATTGCCGCGGCCCCCATGGACGTTGCCCGGCTCATCGGCGCGGTAGAGGCAGTGTTGGAACGCGCTGACCGCCTCAGCAAGTCCAAGCAATGCGAGGACCGGGAGATCGCGGAAGACCTCCGTGCCGCCGTCGAGAACGCGCTCAACCCGAAAGAGGCACAGTGAACCCGGACTGCCGCGACGGCAAGCACGCATCATGCTCCGGTGACGGTTGGGACGTTGAAGCGGACCACCCAGCACCCTGCCCCTGCGACTGCCACGAGGCCACCCTGTGAGCCGCAGCGTCCCATACCCCGACTACAGACAACCCGAGGCGAAGGAGCCTGACGTGACCGAATCTGAGATGGCGATCCTGAAAGCGATCCAACTCATTGACGTGCAATGGGGGAACGGCCGGTTTGATAAGGCCGAGCTCATGCACACACTCCGGGAGGGGCTCCCCAAACCCGCACCGGACAGGACGATCAAAAGACCCGCCGCGCAAGCCACCGAGTTGCTGGGCCTGGATGATAATGGCGGGCACTAAATTAGTGTTTCCGACACCAAAACCTGCCAGCGCGGATGATAAGATATGTGGTATGAGCCACGGAATAAGCGCCCTGTGAAGGCGGTCCCGGAGTCGCGCCGGTGCAAACGCGGATGCTGTTACACGTCCCTCGATGTGTGTGCGCTCAAATACGTGTGCCGCTGCCACCACGCACCCACAGGAGTCACCGCCGCACGACTCCGATTGGAAGATTTTTTGGACGCGCTAGGGGATGACGAATGAGCGTCAACAGGGGCAAGACCATCGAGGACATGCAATGCGAGATCATGGCCGAACGTGCATACCAAAAGCACCTCGACCCGGCAGCCGACAAGAAACTCCTGATGGCCAGTCGGAAGCGCGTAACAGCACTAGGAACGGCCATTGCCAAGCAGAACGCGGCTAACGAGGTGCGCCTGTGACCTGCCCTGTTGATGGCCGTGAACTGTCCGCGCCGGCGACGATCTGCCCGACCTGCACCGACACGTTGGAGCGGGCGTTGGGTGACCTTGACTGGTTGCTGGACGAACTGGACACCACCATGACGAGGCAGACGAAGACGCGCCCTGCGCGGGGTAACCAGACGAGTGAGGGGCCGCCGATGCCGTACAACGTGCGCGCCTCAGAAACCGCCCGCGACCTGCGCACGTTGTTGAAGGACTGGGTGTCACTGGTGGCTGAGGGCCACGCGGATGAGGGCAGGTTCGTGGCCCTACCGACCCCGGCGACGGCGAAAACCCTGTCCACGTGGTTGCTGCACCACACGGGCTGGCTCAGCAGGCACACCACCGGGCCTGATGCGTACACCGAGATCGTGGGCGCGGTCAACAACATCCGCAAAACCATTGACATCGCCCCCGACACCACCTATGTGGGCCCCTGCTACAGCATGGTTGACGGGGTTGAGTGCCAGGAAACCCTGTACGCCGTCACCGGCACCACCACCGTGAAATGCCGGTCATGCGGCACCGACTGGGACACCCAAACCCGGACCCTCGAAACCCTCGCCCACGCGGGCACCATCGCCCAAGACGCCACCACCCTCTCCAGATCCTTCGCCCTCAAAGGCATCGCCCTCGACACGCAGCGGATCAAAACCTGGACCAACCGCGGCCACCTCACCCCCCACGGCACATCCCACCGCGGCCACCGGACCTACATCGTCGCCCACGTCGCCAGACTCGTACAACTCTCCGAAGCCGGCACCAAACTCAGCCCCTGGGGCACAGAACAGGACACCGCATGAACTACTTCAACGTATACACGGCACGTTTCTCCGCGGTCGAAGGACTGCCCCACCTGCAACGCACCATCCTCGGCCGGACCCGCGTCGGCACGCTCACTGGCCACGGCTACAACATTGAAATCAAAGCCGCGCTCTCTGACGTAGCCGACGCTGTCGAGTCCGCGTACATCCTCACCCCCAAGGACGACCTGCCGAAGGTGACGGCATCTGCTGAAACCCGATACGGCCGCAGATTCCACGTAGAGGGCCACCCCTTCATGCAGCCGCCCGGCAAGTCCACGGCCGCCGAAGCCCGGAAACGTGCCACAGCGTGGCTCGCCATCGCACAGCACCTTGAGGTTGAGGAGAAGGCGAAGGCTTACGAGGAGGCGAAGGCCAAGGCCGTGGCGGACGCAATGAATGCCGCCGCGGAGGCTGCACGCAAGGCCCGCCTGAACGAGCTCGCCGACGAATGGTTCGGCAAAGACTACAACGACCTCGGACCCAACAAAGCCGCAGCCATCAAAGAAATCCACCGCCTCGAAACCCAACTCAACGCAAAGGACGCGGCATGAGCATCAAGTACCGCAAGACAGCCGCAGTAATCATCACGGCCCTCGCATCCGTAGCACTGCTCTCCGCGTGCTCATCCGACGCCAAGACCGCATCAGACAACCTCTCCAAGGCTGCCGACAACTTCGAAGTCCAGCGCCGGATTGTGTTCTTCAACGGCATCACCGACAAGTACCTGATGACCGTCGAGGGGCGGTGGATACCGTTCGCCATCGTGATTGTGGGCGTGGCCGTGGTGCTAGCCGTGAAAGCGAGCAGGCGATGAATCCCGGCGACTTGGAGCACCACATCGAGCGCCTGGATGAGGTAGCCGCCGAAGCGTGGGAGGCGGGTATGCGGCACGCCCTCGCTTGGCTGGGGCTCCGCAACTACGGCGACGTCATGGCCAAGGACAACCCGCACAAGGCGGTGGGAGGGTGAGCTACCTGAAACGGCACTTCATCTGGTCCCTCGCATTCTTGGTGCTCTGGCTGGGATTGTTCTTCGGCACGGACATCAAGCTCACTTGGCCGCAGGCATTCTTGGTGATCGTCAGCTTCCACTGCTACGGCGCGTCCCAGCGCAACCATGCCCGCTACCAGATGGAGCGGGGCACTGCGTTCCCGAAGGACGCGGCCGTCATTGTGATCGACAAGCAAGGTGCGCACGTCCACAAGCCCGGCGACATGCTACTGGAGCTTCAAAGCTGGAGCGCCAGCAGGAGGACTAACGGCCCTTCTGAGGTGGACATCAGGCTTGCTACCCGCGACGTAAGCCGCATCCGATCCTCAAAAGCGGGCAAGCCGTGAGGTACGCGGAGTTCTCCCGGCACGTGTGGATGTTGTGGCGTGAGGCGCGGTACTTGGATGGTATCCACCCTGAGTATCGGGCGTGGATTGTGGAGCGCACAGTCGAGCGGGTGTTGGATGCGACACTCCACCACGACAAGGCCGCCGACGAGTTAGGGCTCCACCTGTTACACGACTACCGGGACCGACTCAACCCGACGGAACGGCTCCGGTTCGCGTTCTGGTGGCAACACGTCATGAACCACGGATTCGACACCGACAACCCCCTCAAACACCTCCACAAACCGAAAGTAGGCGCCAAATGAGCGAGCTCAGGTTCAAGGTCGGCGACGTTGTGGCCGACAACGGCGGTCTCGTGGGCGCTATCGAACGCGTTCACCCGGGCGAGAACTTCCCCTACCGGATCAGGGAAGCGGACGGCAGGCTGGGCAGCTACTCCGACTACCCCACACTGCGTCTCGCGGGCTTGGGTGACGTTCACCAGAGACCAAGCACCCATGACCCGGTGAACCATCCCAAGCACTACACCAACCACCCGTCCGGGATTGAGTGCATCCAGGTCACAGAGCACATGGGCTTCAACCTTGGCAACGCCATCAAATACGTGTGGCGGGCGGACCTGAAAGCCGACGCGCTGGAGGACCTGCGCAAGGCTGTCTGGTACATCGAGCGGGAGATCCAGAAACGGGAGAACGCGAAGTGAGCCTGAATGAGAAGCTCAGCGAGCTCGGGGAAACGTCGGTGCTCAACAAGTGGTACCGCGCATGCCGGAATGACACAGGGGAAGTCTGGTGCGAAAGCCGGAACCCCAACGAGGTGCGACGGCGAAGCGAAGGCGTAGAGGTCACCATCTACTCCCAGACGGACTACAGGGTTAGCGGACCATGGGAGCAAGCCAAGTGACTGATCCTGATTTGACGGAGCGTGTCGCCGCCCAGTATTTCGAGAGCCCGCACCCTGACGGTGCACCGGCGAGAACAAGATGGGTGGATGCGTACCCGGAGGACCGTGCGTACTGGCGTGGCGTCGTCACCACCATCACCCAACTCCTGGACGCCGACAGGGACCGGCCATGGCCCCGGATAGGCACCATCAACGCACAGACCCTCGCACAGTTAGACACCCACGACACACAAGCACGGGAAGCAGTCGAACAGTGAGCGGCCGCGGATACTTGGTCCTGACCGGGCTCGTCGTCGCCGGATTCATTGCGTTCATCATCTGGATGGGGCAGGTCTCTTCGGATTGGTACGCGTTCCGGAATGAGTGCTTTGCCAAGGGTGGATACACCATGTCGGAAGGACCGTTCGGGACGCAGCAGAAATGCTACGGCGCGACTGGAGGCCATGGCGTGATCGTGGTGCGCCAGTGAGTGAAGAAGAAGTCTGTGAGAAGTGCGGGCAGGTGCACCCGTGGTGCGCGGCGCACACGAGGGCTGGTGACCCGTGCATGTACCCGAACATACCGCCCGGTTCGAAAGTGTGCGTGAGGCACGGAGCAAAATCGCCTCAGGCCATCAAGGCGGCGCAGGAGCGGGAGAACCGGCGCATCGTCACCGAACTGTACGAGGCCGACCCGCAAGCCGCCATCGCAGCGTACGGGACCGAAGCCATTGTCGACCCGCTCGACATGCTCTCCAGGCTGGCAGCGTCCGCCGCGCACACCATGGACGCGATGGGCCGGCGCGTCAACGCCCTCGAAGAAATCCGGTACGAGAACGATAAGGGCGGCGAGCAGATCCGCGGCGAGGTCAAGCTCTACCTGTCCGCCATGGCCCAGACCGGCAAGTTCCTGGACATGCTCATCAAATCCGGTTTCGAGGAGCGCAGGATCAAGCTGGACGAGCAGACCGCGCAGTTGTTCGTCACCGCCATGCAACGCGTCCTCGCCCGGCTCGAACTCACCCCCGAACAGACCCTGCTGGTGGGGACCGTTGTGCCGGATGTTTTGCGGGCGCTGGATAGTTGAGGCACTAAGTTTGCGTGCTGGACGTGTTGACGGCGCATGTCCATACACCTAGACTTGGGGCATGACCACGAAGCAGGAATCCAAGTTGCCCCTCTCGCAGACCGCGAGTTGGAACCCGCGCCTCACCAACCCATACCGGACCCGCTGGGCAACCCGCGGCGGTCGATTTTTCCAGATTGAGTCGAAGAGGATGCGCGACCTCTGGATGGTGAGCGAAGTTACCGTCGATGGTGAATGGATCCCGAATGGATTCGGTGCCGTAGCATTCACGCTGGCAGAGGCTCGCCAGCAAATCCTGGATGCGACCGATGAGTAAGGGCACCCCGCAGCGGGCCGTCCGTATCCCTGACGACCTCTGGTATGCGGCCCTCGCCGTCGCCACAGTGCGTGGGGAAACCCTGTCCGACATCATCCGGGAACGACTCGCCGGCTACGTGAAAGAAGACCAGCAATGAGCATCCCGGACGAGGCGGTAGAGGCGGCGCATAAGGCTTGGCGCGAACAGGCGGCGCAAGAGGGTTCCATATTCGAGTACAACCTGCGCGCAGCCCTGGAAGCCGCAGCCCCGCACCTGATGGCCGAAGCGCAAGCCAAGGCATATGACAAGGGGTACACGCACGGCAGAGAGGATGGGAGCATGAGCCATTTCAGCCTTTCCCAGCGCGCTGCCAAGTCACGGAAGAACCCCTACCGGAAGGCCACCCCATGACTAGGTCCCTGACCTCCCTCCTGTTCCGTGCGGCCCGGCTCTCCGCTGATGGTAGGGCGTTGCGGAAGGGTCCCGCCGCTGTGGGGAAGCGGATCGTGCGGAAGCGGGTGTACCGGCGCACGAACGGGCTTGTCGCCGCACTACTCAGGGCGGTACTCAAATGAGCATCGTTGAGTTCCTGCTGGCCCGGATCGCTGAGGATGAGGCTGTGGCGCGGGATGCCTCCGAGTCCGACCCCAGCAAGCAGGGCCACTACATGGACGAAGGCCCGGCCGGCAACAAGTGGACCACGGCAGACGGAATGGTAAGCGGCCAGTCAGGCGACCTCTGGGACTGCGAAGGCTCCGACACGCTCTGCACCAGCCCCGAAGTAGCCGAACACTTCGCCCGCCACGACCCTGCCCGTGTCCTGGCTGAGTGCGAGGCTAAACGGGTGATAGTGGAGGCCGCGACAAGCTGGGAGCACGAGTTCAACCCTTCCGCCTACTACGCATGCAGGGCCTACAAGCTCAAAGAGGACACGTGGAAGGTGCTCAAGATCAGCGAGGGCAAATGCAACTGCGGCGTCACGCAGCAACGAAACGCGATCCTCAAACCACTCGCCGCCATCTACGCCGACCACAAGGATTATGACCCGGGCTGGGCTCTATGAGGCGGCTCTGGCTGCAGAATCATTCATGCACGGGCCGCCACTGCGTACAATGCCGACCAGCGATAGTGCCCACACTGTCAAGGAAGAATGCTGGCAGTGTTGACAAGTCTGGAGTGTACCTGTAGATTGTGATAGCACTGAGATTTGAAAAGGCGAAGCCGGATTCCCCCGTCCGGCTTTTTCTTTGCCTCACCAACAAAAAAGGGCCCCGCGTCTGCGCTAACAGACCGGGACCGTGAACGACTAAACAGGAGTCGCTATGACCATTGTTACACGAACGACCGGCTACCCCACAACAGGAACCGGAAACCACTGCACCGTTGAAGTCGCATCGTCAAACTTCTGCGACGCTCCCGCATGGCCCGACGCGCCATTCCCCATCTGCCGGAAACACGCAATCCAGCTCTACATGGAGATGCGCGGTATCCACCACGACGCCATGATCAACGCCTCCGGGTTCTTCCCCTCACCAGACTCCAATGTCGGGCACGTCAGCAGGGACATCGAGCGGGAAAAGATGCTCCAAGCAGCCGAACGCCGGACACGCTCCGTCGTCTACTACGTCCGCATCGGGCCGGTAGTCAAGATCGGATACACATCCAACCTGATCGCCCGCATGGCGGCCCTCCGGGTTTCAAGGTCTGACGTGCTAGCCACCGAACCGGGAGGCCGCGAACTGGAGGCCAGACGCCACGGCCAGTTCGGCAGGCTCCGTAAAGGCAAGCGCGAAGACTTCGAACCGACGTTCGAGTTGATCCAGCACATAGACGCCGTCCGTGAACGTCACGGCGACCCAGTATTCAAACAGTTCTAACACCCCCGGAAGGCCGCTAAGCGCACCCCCAGCGCTGGCGGCCTTTCTTTATGCCCTGCGGAAGGTGGCACCCTATGGCGGTTTGCGCCTACGCTGACGCCCTCCAACAGGCCGGGCACCAGGATAACCGTGACGAACTCACCAGTAGGGCGGCTGAGGCCGTGTACGGTGTCGGCAAATCCACCGTCAACAACCACCGCTCAGGCAACTGCGGATGCTCCGACGACGCGCCGGCCATTGCCCCGCAGACGGTCCCGACTCTCACAGGCAAAGCTGATGTGACCAGTGACGGCGGCGAGTTCATTGACGTCCAAACCGAGGCCCCCGTCACCGACTGGACCCAAGTGTTTGAGCGGTTCAACCTTGACCCGGCCGCGTTCGACATTGTTGACGACACCGTCCGATGCTCCACATGGCAGCAATCCAAAGCCCTGGATGACGGCACCCGCGACGTCGTCCAGTTGTACTCGTACCGGGCCCGGTTCCGGCGCCGCGCCAGTGTTGACGCGCCCCGCCTTGACGACCTGATCAGCAACGTCCGGGCATGGTCCCCGTACCCTGTCCCGGTCATGCGCCCCAGTCAACCGGCAGTGTCCCTCATCGTCGGGCTCGCCGACTTCCAGTTAGGCAAGTGCGAGTCAGGGAACGGCACACCACAAACCCTGCAACGCATCAACGACTCCCTCGCCGCAACCCAAGCACACATCGACTCGCTCCGCCGTGACGGCGTCAACATTGACCACCTCGTCCTCGCGAACCTTGGCGACCACATCGAGAACGTCAACGGCTCCTACGACGGACAAACCTACTCCGTTGACCTGAACATGCGCGACCAACTCACCCTCGCCATCGAGGTCAACATGCAGTGGATCAAACAGCTTGCCCCCCAGTTCGAGCGGACCACCTACACGGCGTGCATGTGCAACCACGGGCAACTCTCCCGCGGCGCCGGCCGGAACAATGTGACCGACGACGCCGACAACGCCACGGGCTTTATTGCTGACACGCTCCGCACCGTCTGCAACCTCCACCCGGACCTGTCAGGCATTGAATGGGTCATCCCCCGCGACGAAATGATCACCACATTCACCGCCAACGGGGTCAACATAGCCACCGCGCACGGCCACAAAATCAGCGGCAAAGAAGAAGCATGGCTCGCCGCCCAGTCCCAGTACCTCACCCACACGCGCCGGTTCATCCCCGAACTCTGGTTCACCGCCCACAAACACCACGCATCACTCGTGGACCTTGGACCATACACGCGCATCCAGGCGACAACCGTTGACCCCGGCTCGAAATGGTTGACCGACTCCAACGGGCAATACTCCCGCCCCGGCGTCACATCATTCATCACCGCCGACCACCTACCCGGCAAATGGTCCCACTATGCGGTCCTCTAAACCGCGCCGCTTCCTGTTCATCCACCGCCCACGCCGCTGGCTGAGGCTGTGGGGCACCAAATAAGCAACTACTCACCTATCCCCCTTTGGAGTACCCCCATGTCAATTCACGTATCCTCCCACGCAGACTCACTCGGCCGGACGTTCCCGGACGCCAGCGTCTGGCACGTTGACGGTGACGGTTACCTGCACATCCTCAAGGACACCGAGAGCATCGCGGTCTTCCGGCCAGTGTCATGGGACTCCGTCGAGCGCATCGAAACCGTCGCGACGACCGCTGAGTCGGACAGCAAGGAACCGGCCGGCACTGAGGCCAAGGACGCCAAGGAAGAGACGCCCGCCAAGTAGTATCCCCGAGCCAATCCGGGGCGAGAGATTGGCAACGCTGGACCCCGGCACGGTGCACCACGCCGGGGCCCGGCACAAGGTACCCCAGCCCGCTTCGGCGGCTGGCAGCGGCGCAGACCTCCGGACGGTGGTTCGAGCGCCCGCACTATTCCCGGCAACCTCTGATGCCCCCGGGCTCAAGCTGGTCCGGGCAGGAGAGCCATCCCTGAGAGCCGCAGACGTGCGGCCAATGGCTGGACTGTAGCTCAGTAGTAGAGCACCGAAGGCATTCGGAGGTCGCGGGAATCGACGCCCGCCAGTCCACGTTCCCCGTGCCTGAATGTTGCCGGGGCGGAGTCGGCAAACCTCACGATACAAAAGGCCAGTTTTTTCGAGGGTGTCCGCTGTGGTGGCGTGGCATTGAACGACAGGCGGTCTAAGATCCTGCGCCCACGATCACGTTCAATATCTGGCACAAACCATGGAACACCCCGTTTGCGCCGGATATGACACACGTCCCGCCCAAGTGAGCCTTCCCATAAGAACAGGACCCAAGCGCGGCGAACCAAACCGGAATCTATCGCCCCATGTCTACCGGTAGTAAGCCAGACAGGGCACTTTTCACACAAAACGAGGAGCCCGCCGTGAAGCCCATCATCTGCCCGTGCGGGACCGAAAAAGACGTCATCCACGGCGTGTCCGCGTGCTGCCACTGCGACCAGCTCTGCCCCGACAAAAACGGTTGCATCCTGTGTGGGCAATACTCCCTCACCACCAACCAGCGCGTCACCGCCGAACACGCCAAAGAGAAAACCAATGGCTAAAGGCGACCGCGACGGCCGGGGCTTCCGGCACCACAAGAAATGCCCGTCACTGAACTGTGACCGCTGCGTAAACGGCCGCTCCAAGCGCCCATTCCGCCAAAAGCTACGCCGTGAAGGCAAGGCTGAGATCCGCCGGGAGATGGCATGAACACCAAGTTCTGGTGCCCCGGATGCGACGACCTCCACATGGTGGCAGACCCGCCATGGCAGGTGACGGGTGCCGGCGAAACGCTCACCATCAGCCCCTCCGTCCTCGTCTACGAGCGCCAAAAGCTCATCAACGAGGACTTGGACCGTCCCGCGCTCACGGCCCCGGAGAACATCACCACAGCCCCGCGCTGCCACTCGTTCGTCACTAACGGGCACATCCAGTTCCTTGGTGACTCCACCCACGCCCTGGCTAACCAGACGGTCCCGCTCCCGCCGCTCCCCGAATGGTGCAACTCATGATCACCGGGCAGATTGGTTTGCGCCGGTACTCGGGCGGGTTCATCGGCAAGTGCATTGAGTGGGCGACGTACAGTCACACGCACCATGTTGTCGTGGCGATCTCGGAGACGGCCTGTATCAGTGCTGAGCCGGGCGGGGTCCGTTTCCGGGCCATCAGCGACTACCCGCACCTTGACTGGTCCCGGTTCGACCTTGACAACACGCAGCGGCAGTCGATCATCGACGCCGCCAACACGTACGCCGGGCGGCCATACAACTTCGCGATCTACCCGCCGTTGCTCTGGCAGCGCCTCACCGGCCGGAAAGTTGAGGGCTGGGTGGCGCGGTGGCTCTCCAAACGCCCTAACGAGAACTGCTCTCAACTGTCGGATGACATCTACACCCGGGCAGGGTTCCACCTCTTCCCCAACATCCCCGAACTCGTCACCCCCGGAGACTTCGAACGCTACTTCGCCGGCCGCGGCTGGCTCTAACCACACTCGATAGCTGAAAGGCGGCAAGGGAGGTCCAGTTATGGGCTGGATGGACATTGCCGCCAAAGCGTTCGAAGGTGGCCGCGGCCCCAAGTTCGCTACCCCTGGTGACCTTGCACGGTTCCTGAACCCGAAGACCGCCCAGACTCCCGCGCTTGACCTCATCGATGAGGCCCTGATTGAGGCGTGGAACACCCCCGATTCACGCACCATGGTGTTCCTAGGTCCCCAGGAGGGGAAATCTACCCGCGTTGCTGAGGTGTTCCCGCTCTGGGTCCTCATGCAATCCCCGGATACCCGCATTGTCACCGCGTCGTTCGCGATGTCCCTTGCGCGGCGTAATGGCCGCAACATTCGAAGCCACATCGAGACGCACAGCCGTGAGCTCGGCATCGCGATCCGCCCCGACGTCGCCGCCCAGTCTGAGTGGCAGTTGGACGGGCACCGCGGGGGTCTATACGCCATCGGCCTTGGCGGCGCCTTGACGGGCCGTGCCGCGGACATGATGGTCATTGACGACCCGCACTCGGGCATGGAAACCGCTGAGTCGGAAACCTACCAGATGCGGGCATGGGACTGGTGGACGGGTACAGCGTCAACCCGCCTCGCACCCGGCGCCCCCGTGATCCTCATAATGACGAGGTGGTCCGAGCTAGATTTAGCCGGCCGCCTCCTTGAAGCTGAGGACGGGCACCTGTGGAACGTCATCAACATCCCGGCCCAAGCCGACCATAACCCGGACAAGGGCGAATCTGATGTCCTCGGGCGTTCCCCCGGCGAATACCTCGAATCGACCCGTGGCCGCACCCCCGAACAGTGGGAGGCGATCAAGAAACGCGCCGGCTCCCGCGTCTGGAACGCCCTCTACCAAGGCCGGCCAGCCCCCACAGAGGGTGGCATCTTCAAACGCGGCGACTGGCGGACCTACACCACCCCGCTATGGGTGGAAGAAGAAGGTGTCTGCCGGACCACCGGTGACGCCGACGAACTCATCATGTCCTGGGACATGACGTTCAAAGCGTCCAAAGCCTCCGACTACGTTGTGGGGCAAGTGTGGCTCAAGCGCGGCCCCAACGTGTACCTGCTCGATCAGGTCCGGCGCCGAATGACGTTCACGGAAACCCTTACCGCGGTCAAAGCGCTCGTCGCCAAATGGCCGCAGTGCTCCGCGAAACTCGTGGAGGACAAAGCCAACGGCTCCGCAGTCCTTGACGTCCTCAAAGTAGAAATGCCTGGGCTGATCCCCATCATGCCGAAGGAATCCAAGGAAGCCCGCGCCTCTGCCGTGTCCCCGTTCGTGGAGGCCGGCAACGTGTTCCTGCCCGACCCAAAAATCCGGGCTTGGGTGACCGACTTCATCGAAGAGGCCGCCACGTTTCCGAACGGCGCGAATGATGACCAGCTCGACGGCATGACGCAGGCTTTGCAGCGTCTCCTCGTCCGCGGCGGCCAAGGCTCAGCGTTTTTGAATGCGATGAAGGCCAGGGCTGAGGCTAACGGCACCATCGTGCCGACCAGTGCCCGTAACTGGCGGCAAACCAACATACCGAAACAATCCCCGACCGGAAGGTGACCTGTGGGCCTGCTTGACATCTTCCGCACGAGCAACACGAAGACGCCCCTCGCTATTGCGACGGCGCAGCATTCGCAGGGCATGGATTCTACCGGCTGGCTCGGCCCGGGCTCACCCCTGACCCCTGTTGCAGGGTATTCGGGGACGCCCCGGGCCATGGACTTCCCGACCGGCATCAACAACTCCACCTCGGGCCGTGCCGCGTGGGGTAGCCGGACCAGTTACGAAGTCCTGCGGGCCATGCTCCGCGCCCACGACACGGCGCAGGCGTGTGTGAACCACAAGATTGATGAGATCCGTTCCATGGAGCCCTTGTTCACCCCTGTTGAGGGTGCGCAGGGTGACACGAAGCTCGCTGTTGCGGCTGCACGTGCGGCGTTGGCTTACCCCGACCGGGAACACTCCTACGATGAGTGGCTGTCACGGTGGCTGATCAACATGCTCACGTTCGACTCCGGGCCCCTCTACCGCCGCCGTAATAGGAACGGGCAGGTTATTGGGCTGGACATCATCGACGGTGCCACCGTGTTCCCCTACATTGACAAGCACGGCCGCCGCCCCAAGGCGCCCGCGCCTGCTTACTTCCAGATCATCCAGGGCCAGACATACCAAGAGTTCACCGCTGAGGACATCATCTACCCGGTGTACCGGCCGCAAAACGATTCACCGTTCGGTATGGCACCGCTTGAGTCCGTGATGATGGCGGTCAACACGTCGATGCGGTTGCAGTGGCATTTCCTGCAAATGTTCACCGAAGGAAGCATCCCGGGCGGATTCATGGAAGCCCCGCCGGACCTGTCCAGTGCGGATCAGATCGCGGAGTGGCAGGACTACTGGGACGCCACATTCTCGGGCGATCAGGCGATCATCCACAAAATGGTGATGGTCCCGTCCGGGTCCAAGTTCACGGGTACGGCGCCGGCGACGTTTGATCGGGAGTTCCCGAAGTGGCTGGACTTGAAGATTTGTGCAGCATTTGGTGTTGTCCCCCAGGATATTGGGATCACGGATGATGTGAACCGTGCGACGGGTGAGACGCAGACGGACACCCAGTTCCGGGTGAACACGCTCCCGTGGGTCCGGTTTGTTGAGTCGCACCTGAACCGGTACGTCCAGCATGATCTTGGCCTCCCGGTTGAGGTGAAGCTGAACACTGGCCGCGACAAGGAAGACAGGTTGCAGGAAGCGCAACTGTGGAAGATCGCGGTTGAGTCGGGTATCGCGTCCATGGATGAGGCGCGTGAGGAACTGTTTGGCTTGCCCGCTGACCCGCTGCGGCCGGTCCCGCGTGGCATTGTGACCCCGCGTCTCGGGTTTGTGCCGTTGCAGTCGATCTTGGCTATTTCGGGGACGGTGGACCCGGAGACGAAGGCCCCCGCCGATGATGTGCCGCTCAGTGAGGCGACGTTTGATGGCACGCCGGGCCTGATGCCGGACAAGTTGCCGGGCATTGACGAGTTCAAGCGCGCCCCGATCAACCCTGACGAACCGTCCTTCCCGGAACTGGAGCGCAACCACCCGGAGACGGGGACAGTGGTGAAACCGGCCCCGGGCGTGGCGAAGTCAGTGGATGATGCTCAGGCGAAGGAGATGGCCCGGTTCAACGCGTTCCGGAAGCGTCGGGCGAAGGCTGGGACGTGGCGTGACTTCGAGTTCACGACCGTGCACAAGAGTGTCGCGGACCAGTTGAACGCACAAGCCCGCACGGAGCTTGTGAAGGATGAGCCGTTTGGTGGGGCTGATGCTAGCCCAAAAGTTGGTACGCCTAGCTGGCGGGACGACCCGCCGGTCCTGGCACCCCAGCACGCCGTTGACCTGACCCTCACCGATTACTGGGCCCCGCAGGTCCAGGAAGCGCTCCAGAACTTGTGGGCGGCGGCTGACCTTGAGAACGCGGTCACCGCCACCCAGGGTATCGGGGACGCGGGGATGCAGATCTTCCGCGACACCGCCCGGCAAGTCCTGTCCGGTGCGATCCAGCCGTCCACGCTGGAGCAGGTCCTCACCAACGCGTGGGCTGACGCGTACAACGTCGGTGCCATGGCCGCGAAGGTGCAGATGGGCCAGATTCCCACCGGCTGGGACGCGTGGAAGCCCGGCATGACGGACGCGAACCAGATCACCGCACTCGGTTGGAAAGAGACCCTCCAAGAGGCCGGGATCAGCCTGAAGGGCATCACGGACACCACCGTCAACAGGTTGGCGTACCGGATCGCTGACGGCGTCAACGCTGGCGACCCGTCCGATGTGATCGGCGGGGCACTGGATGACATCCTCGGCGACCCGCTCCGCTCTGAGCTGATCGCCCACACCGAGACAGCCCGGATGCTCACCAACGCCGCCATGGACCAGTACGCCCTGTTCGGTGTCAAACAGTGGGACCTCGTCACCTCCGCCGGCGCCTGCCCGACCTGCCAATCCCTTGAGGACCAGAACCCGCACGACGTCGGCGACGGCAAACAACCCCCGGTCCACCCGCGCTGCCGGTGCGCCGCCTCACCACACCTTGAAGGACAACACTCATGACCGAAACGCCTGACCGGCTGGTGGTGGGCCTCGCCTACCAGGCCGGACCCGACCCCCGGATCGCGAAGGGCGCGGACGGTGGCAGGGACTTCTTTACCCCCCGCGAACTCGAGCTAGCGTCCCGCACATTCCTCCGCAAAGGCGGGCGCCTGATCGGCATGTTCCATGAGGACGGGACCGAGGGGCACGCCGAAGCGACCGCATCGTACATTTACCGCAACGCGGAGCCGTGGCTCATCGACGGCGCGGTTGTCGCGAAGCAAGGCGACTGGGTCCTGGAGGCGGTCCTCGATGAAACCGCATGGCAGATGGTCCAGAAGGGCCAAATCACAGGCTGGAGCCCGCAAGGCTCAGCAATTCGACGCAGGAGCACCACATGACCGAGATCCCCGCTGACATGTCTGAGCTTGTCAACGCCGACATTCCCCGCGTGGATCTTGTCGGCAAGGCAGCGAACGGCACCAAGTTTTTCCTGATGAAGGGCGCCGAAGAGGCGACCAACATGTTCTCCCCCGCCGAGGTCCGGGCCCTGTTGAAGGAGGCGGACACGGATGTGACCACGCCCCTCGCCGGTGATGACGGCCTGAACGCCGCAGTGCCGGGCTCCCCGGAGTGGGAGACGGTGGACGCCGCGTCCGCGCAGAAGTGGATCAGTATCCTCGCCCGGGCGAAGAACGCCGTCGAAACGCTGGCGGAACGCGAAACCATGGAAGCCGCCACCGGTGACATGGACGGTGCGGAGAACGCCTGGAACCTTGAGGACGCCTGCTACTCCATCGACGCCGCCATCCGGGTCCTCGCCGTGTACGCGGCCGGGGAACAGGCTGAGGTGGACCTCGCCGGGGATGCCGCAGCGATCACGAAGGCCGCCGCCGCCATCGACCCCACCGCACTGGGCACCGTCGAAGCTATTGCGGCGATCACCAAGGCGGGCCGGGCACTGTCCGCCGCGAACGAAGCCGCCCTCCGTGGCGCGGCTGACGCCATCCAGAAAGTCCTTGCATCCCTCCCCGCGCCCGAAGAGGCGCCCCTGATCCTGAAGGAGGCCCCCGTGGCCGAAACCCCCGCAGACCACATCGCCAGCATTGAGGCGCAGATGGGCTTCACAGCCCCCGCCGGCGTCACCAAGACCGAAGAGATTGTCGATGGCCTCAAGGCCGTGGCGAAGGCTGGTGAGGAGGCTGGCGCTGATGGCATCGATGTCCTCCGTGCCGCTGCTGTCGCCAAGGCTGAGAATCTGCTCGCCGTGTACGACAACAAGGGCAACCTTATCGGTGTCGTAGACCCGGGCGCCCTCACCGTCGTGGACGGCGGCGAAGCCGTCATCGAAGAAACCGAAGACGACGCCGACGAGGACGCCGCCGACCAGGTAGACGAAGCGTCCCCCGTCGAAGCCGAAGCCACCCCCGCCGCCGACGAAACCGTCATCCCCGGCACCAACACCATCCAATCCCCCGTGGAGGATGACCCCGAACACGTCACGAAGGCAGCACCCGACATCGCCGCCCTGCTCAAAGAAGCCCTCGAACCCCTCACAAAGCAGCTCGCCGCACAGGCCGAACTGGTGGGACAGGTTGAGGTCTTGAAGGAACAGGTCGCCGCATACGGGCGCGAACCTGACGACCGGAAATCGCCGTACCTCAACGGTGCCACCGGAACAGCCGGAATCGCCAAACGGGACGGCACCGAAACCGACCCGCACGCCGAACTCCGCAAGGCAGCAGAAGCGGCCACCACCCAGGACGAACGGATCAGCGCACAGAAATCCCTGGCACTGGCCATCCTCAAGGGCACCGTCAACCCGGACGATCAGTACCGGAACACGCTCGACCGCTTCGCCAACTAACCCCTAACCCCTTTCGCGCCCCAACAGCCCGCATGAATGAACGCGGGCTACTGGCGTACACCCAAGAACAGGAACCTTCGTGGACCTCAACGGCATCTCCAGCGAAACCCTCGCCGCAATCAAGAAATCGACCACCACGGGCATGACCGTGCAGACCGGCCTCCAGGGCTATGACCTGCGCGACGTTATTTCCCTCGTCCCCGCACCGTCCAGCTTCTACAACATGCTGCCGCACTCCGCCCCGGACCAGGGCTCGGACTACGCTATCTGGCGCGTGCTGACGGACATCAACAACCAGCAGTCCAACCCGGCGACCGCGTTCGACTACTCCGCACCGCTGCACAAGAACAACCTGATGACCGTGTCCGCAGCGTACGCGAAGCTCGGCTACGGTTACACCGTCACCAAGGACGCCATCGCGAAGGCCCGCGGTTTCGCCGACGCGAAGACCATCGAAGTGTACGGCGCCATGAACCTGTACAAGGTTGGTGCTGACAAGATGGCTCTCGGCGGCTCCAACGTCGCGCTGGGCACCCCCGCCACGCCCGTCGTGACCCCGTCCACCACGGGCGGCACCATCGCCGCTACCACGGCCGTCCCGGTCAAGGTTGCTGCCCGCACGGGCACCGGCTACTACTACGGTGGTTCCACCGCAGCATCCGCTGCCGGTTCCGCCACCACTGGCGCCGGCACCACCAACTCTGCTGTGGCAACGGTCACGGCCGTCCGCGGCGCTGTTGCTTACGACTGGTTCGTGAACAACTTCTACTACACCACGACCGTCGTCAACAAGGTCACCATCACGGCGATCCCCGTGGCGAACCAGGCTGTCCCCGCGCTGCCGGGCCTGTTCTCCACCGCACCCGCATCCGTCCCCGCCACGGACTCGTCCGCTAACCCGCTGGAGTTCAACGGCCTGCTCGCCACCCTCGCCGGTGACTACGCAACGGGCGGCGCGTCCGGCCTCGTCCAGGCAGGATCGGGTGTCCCCTCCGGCGCGTCCTTCACATCCCTCGACGGCGCTGGTTTCACCGGTTCCGGCCAGAACATCAACGAGCTCGACGCGCTCAACGCCTCGATCTTCCAGCGCACATTCCTGTCGCCGTCCGCTTACATGTGCTCCAGCGTGGACGCGGCCGCTATCTCCAAGCTGCTCCTGGCATCCGCCGGTGGCGGTACCACGTTCTTCACCCCCGGCTCTGATGGTCGCGGCGACGTGACCGCTGGTGGCTTCATCGGCCACTACATCAACAAGGCCGCCGGTGGCGTGCCGGTGAAGATCGAGGTTCACCCGAACATGGTCCCGGGTACCCTGATCGCCCGCACCGACCAGGTGAACTTCCCGAACTCGAACATCAGCAACGTGTTCGAACTCCGCGACCTTGAAGGTGTACAGGACTTCGAGTACGGCGTTTCCCGTAACGCCGGTGTCGCCGGTGGCGGCCCCCGGTTCGACGGCGAAGTTTACTCCGCCTCCGTGCTCGTGAACCGTGCGCCGGCCGCTCAGGCTGTGCTGACCAACATCCAGTCCTAACGGCTGATGTTTTCGTGCCGCCAGTGTCCAATACGGGCGCTGGCGGCACGATACCCCCACTTTCTTAGGAGCCCGCCGTGGTTGTCGTTTACACCCAGAACGTGCCGCCGAGCATTGTTGTCCCGGCGCCGAACGTGACGACCTATGCGACCCGGTCCTTGTATGTGACCCCGGCGGAGTTCAAGGCCGCCCCCACGGGCATGGACGTCACCCAACTGGTCCCGGGCGGGTCCCCGCAGCAGCAGGCCGCCGCACTGGTCATGCAGTTGCAACGCGCATCCGGCGTGGCGGACAAGATCTGCCGCAAAGTGTTGGGCGCAACGTTGGACACGCAGGCCGGTTTTTACCGGGTGCAGAATGACCCGAACCTGGGCCCGGTGATCCGGGTCCCGCTGGACTTCACCCCGATTGTTGCTGTCGCCGGCGCCACGGTGGGCGCTACCCCTGCCAGCATGGCGGCGCTGACGGATTTGTCGAACGTTTGGATCAGCAAGAAGACCGCGACGATCCCGCTCGGGAACACCACCACCGGGTTCCAGTCCGCGCAGGGTAAACGGTTCGCGTCGGTCCAGTACGTGAACGGCTGGGTGAACACCACCCTGTACGCGGCCGCTAAGCCCGGTGACGTGTCGATCACGGTGACGAACACGCTCGGGATCATGCCGGGCCAGCAAATCAACTTGGTCAACACGAACAACTCCGAGACGGTCACCGTCGATCCCGCCTACATCCCCTCAAACACGGCGACCAACGCGCTCATCCCCATCACCACCCCCGTCGTTGGCACGTACGCGGCCGGGGACACGGTGACGAACATGCCGCAGGAAATCAAGCAGGCCGTCATCCTCATCGCCAAGTCGCTGATCAAAACCCGCGGCTCCGAGTCCATTGTGATCGCCTCCACGACCTCCCAACCCGAGCATGTCCAGGGCGTCGAGTCGGGCGTGACATCGGACATGGAAATGGCTGAGTACCTGCTCGAGGACTACAAGCGCGCCGCCTAACCGGCCCCCACTACCGGGTGCCCCCTCATGTGGGGATACGTGGCGGGGCACCCCCTCCAAACCTAAGGAACCGTCATGGGACGTGCCACCGTCCGCGCCGCCCTGCAATCGTTCCTGACCGGGACGACCGGGCTCACCACCCTGTACAAGGACGCGCCGTGGGAGATGACCGGCGACAACTGGCAGACGAACGGCCTGCCCGGCACCCCGGGTTTCCTGCACCTTGACCACTCCAGTGAGTCGCGGATCAGTCTCGGCGGGGATCACGGCGGTTTCAAACAGGTCGATTACACCGCGTCCCTGGTGCTGCTGTACCAGTTCGTCATCCCCTCCGACGTCGCGTCGAAGGACGTGTGGGTGGACGGCCTCGACACCCTCCTTGACGCCGTGGTGACGAAGATCCGCTCCGACCGGGCGTTCGGGACCAACGGGACCGTCATCTTTGAGGCCGGCAACCAGGACCAGGGCATACAGATCAGCCAGGACCTGCCCCACTGGGACCATGGCGGCGGGAAAGTCCGTAACTGGGTGCGGGTCGAGTTCAAGGTCGCCGAGATCGTGCCCGCCTGATGGTTAGGGTCCGTTCCAGCCATGCCCGCCGCGGCCGTACCGGCAGGACGGTCACCCACCAGCACGTCCGCCGTAAAACGCAGGTCCGGCGCCACTATCACCGCCGTTACGCGGGTATTCGTGGCAAGACCAGTACTGCGGCTGCCGCCGCGCACCGCCGCCTCGCCGGGGTCACCACGACGAAGGCGCGCACCAGCAAGACCGGCCGTCACCGCCGCTTCCTTGGACGGAAGAAACATGTCGGCCCCCGCGCCGCCCGCGGCCACGCGATCCGCAAAGCCTTGAAGGGCCGCCACGGCAAACGCGCCTTCCATCACCGCAAGTTCAAGGGCCGGAAGAAGTCCCTGCACAAGCGCGTGATGCCGAAGGGTCTGCACCGCAAGTTCAAGGGCCGCAAATACCACGGCCGGCACGTCAAACCCGGGCAGCACCGCCGCTTCCTCGGCCGCAAGCCGTCCACGCACCACCGCGGGCATGTCCGCCCACCGAAACCGAAGGCCGCGCCCATTTCGTCCGCGTCCTACCTGTCCATGTTCTAGGAGAACCCGCCATGACCGAATACCACTTCACCGGAGCGTACCCGCGGGTACTGGCCGGGCTCTCACAGGGCGTCAACGCCGCACTCCTGACCGATGCCGGCAACGAGCCGCCGTACGGTGCCACCCTCGAAGCCAGCCCCGGGGACGCTGTCCGCACGGACGAGCCGTACGACCACCCGGAACTCACCGAAGTCGAGCCGGAGCCGCAGCCCATCAACGCGGACGGCTCCCCGATCCCCGCCCCTGAGCCCGTCATCGAGTTCCGCTCCGACGCACCCGCCGACCCGGCACCCGACACCATGACCGCCGAAGGCGCACCCGCCCCGGCCGAACCCACCGCCTAACTGAAGGACCCCCGACATGACAACCACCCCCCGGCCGGGTAGCCAGCAGTGGTTCGGCTACGCCAAAGAAACCACGTACGGTGTCGCCGTAGCAGCCCCCACCATGTGGGTGCCCGTGGACTCCCCCAAATGGGAACCCAAGATCACGCCCCTCGTTGACCAGGCCCTCCGCGGCTACATGGGCACCGACTACGGACAGACGCAGGGTATGCGCCACGACGAGCTTTCGTACAAGACGATGATTTACGCGGACTCGATCTTCCCGCACCTTGTCGCGATCCTCGGCGGCACGGACACGGTCACCCCCCTCACGGCCCCCACCCTGACCCTCGGCGCGACAGCGACCACGGGAGGCACACTCCCCGCCGGCGCCACGTTCTGGAAGGTCACCGCGACCGCGGCGGGCGGCGAAGGCATTGGCTCCAACGAAGTCACCGCCACCCTCACCGGCGCTACGTCCTCCCAGCCGCTCTCATGGACGGCGACGACCGGCGCGACCGGCTACAACGTCTACCGCGGCACCGCCGCCGGCGCTGAGAACGTCCTCGTTGCGAAGGTCACCACCGGCACCAGCTACACGGACACGGGCGTCTCCCTCGCCACACAGGCCCCGCCCACGACCGCCGGTAACATCCACGCACTCTCCCTCGGCAACGCCTCCGACGCCACCCACGCAGGCCAGCCCAACTCCTACACCGGATTCCTGTACCAGCTCGACGGGAACGTCATCCAGATCCCCGGCATGATCATCTCCGACCTGAAGTTCACGTTCAAAACCGACAACCAGGTCACCGTTGACGCCTCATGGATGGGGTTGCCCGGTAAGACGCTCACCGCGCCGACGAACACCCCGTCCACCCTGCCCCCGTTCCCGCCCTCATCCGCGGGTATCACTGTCGCGGGTGCGTTCACTGACCGGTACTCGGACTTCTCCCTGGACTTGAAGCGCACGGTCACCCCGGTGGGCACGCTGAATGGTACGAACGCGCCGTCCGCGATCTTCGCCGGCCCCCTGTCGGTCACTGGTTCGTTGAACGCGATCTACCAGGGCTTGGCTGACGCTGACTTGACGAACCTGCTCACGAACGTGCAGCCCGCGATCTCCCTGTCGTGTAACCAGCAGGCGGATTCGGCGCACCCGCTCGTGCTCCAGTGCTCGAAGATCGCGTATGACTCGGCCGCCCCGGCTGGTTCGAACACGTCGTACGCGACCATCGCCAGCAACTTCAAGGCGCTCATGAACGCGACCGACGCCCTGGACGGGAAGCTGTCCCCCATTCAGGCGAAGATCGTCACCACCTCCGCCACCCCGTTCTAGCCCTGCACTAAACCGTTGCCGGGCGCCCTTCACCGGGTGCCCGGCACACTATCCCACGGAGTAACCCCATGTCCCGCACCATTGAAATCCCCGGCGGCACCGCCGAACTGTTCGACCGCGACGAGCTCACCCCCCGCCGCCGTATCCCCGCGAAGGCGCTCCTGTACCGTGCGGATGACCTGCTCGCCAAGATCGCATCCGCCCGCACCGTCACCAACCCGGCCGGCGAGGTTGAAGAGAATCCGTCCCTGAACGGGCCTGACGTCCGGCTTACCCAGTACGAAGCCGAAACCCTGGAGCAGCTCCAGTACGCGACCACGTGGGGTTGGCTCAAGTCATGGTCCCTGAACATTCCCCTCCCCGCCACGTGGGAGGACCTCCTCGACGTCCCTTCCCACATCACGGACGTCCTCAACGCTGAGGTGCAGAAGCAGGGCAACCCCGAAGTTGCCGACGGCTTCGAGATCAGCGAGGAAACCCTGGAGGACAAGGGGTCTTTTACTGGCGCGCCCGGAAACTCGAAGACGCAATCCGGGGCGAACGCCAAGCGTCGGACCTCCACCCGGAAGACCTCGAACTCCTGAAGTTCCGCCAATGGCACCGGGTGTACGGCGGCACGTGGGGCGAGTACATGGACACGCCCGCCGCTGTGACGGAGATGCTGCTCCGCATCGAGGACATGCACACCCCGAAGCCATCCGCCCCGCTCGGCACTGAAGAGTTCACCCCTTCGATCAGTTAGGACCCGTCCATGGCCGGTTACGAAGCCATCTGGACGGGCCTGGAGGCCATGGAGAAGGCGTTCACCCGCGCCGGTGTACAGGCGGACCTCGCAGCCCGGGAAAACGTCCGTGTCGCCTCCATGGCGCTGATCAGGGACGCGCAGAACAACTTTGAGGGCTCCCACAAAAAGGGCCAGCCCCATGTCGGCGGGAACAAACCCAACGTCGTCACCGGCAACCTGCGCCGGTCCATCATGGCCGACTCCCTCAACCACTACGCCATGGGCGTCTACTCCGCCCAAGTCGGGCCAACCATGAAGTACGGGCGCCGGGTAGAACTCGGCCTCGCCCCCACCGGTGCCTACCCATACTTCGGGCCAGCCGCGAAAGTGCTCCGCGCAGAAATGGGCGCCATCGCCACCGCCAACTGGGCGCGATTCATCACATACTAACCAGCCCCGGAGGCCACCATGTCGTTCCTTCCCCCCGTCGTCATGGAGATCCGGGCCAACGCTGCCCAGTTCCTCAGTGAGCAGGGCAAGGTGGTTGCCGCAGCCAAGGCCACCGCCAGCGAGACGGAGAAAGCCGCGCAGAAGGAAGCCGCCGCCGCCCGTACCGCCGCCGCCGAAGCGACCCGCGCCTCAGAACAGCAGGTCCTCGCCGCCGAAACCGCGGCGAAGGGCGCCACCGTCGCCACAGACAAGCGGATCGCCGCCGAAGAACGCGCCACCGCAGCGCAAGCCAAGGTCACGCAGATGCAGGCCGAATCCCTCGGGGCCATGACCGCCGAACAGTCCGCCGCCTACGACAAGCAGGCAGCATCAGCCGCCCGTGCCGCCAACGCGGCCGAACTGGCCGCAGCCCGGGAAGCCCAGGCGCAGGACAAGGCCGCAGCAGCCGCAACAGCCTCCGCCGCAGCGCAATCCAAGGCCGCAGACCTTCAAGCCGTTGCAGCCGAGAAGTCCGCCGCCGCACAGGAAGTCGCAGCGGGGCGCAGCAGTGCAGCCATGAAGTCCGTCATGGGCATCGCTGGCAAGGTCACGGCCGTGTCCCTGCTCGCCGGGGCCGCCATCGCCGTGGGCGCCACCGAGATGGCCGCGAAATTCGAGAAGTCCACGATGGTCCTCGTCACCGCCGGTGGTGAGCAAATGAGCGCACTGGAAGGCGTCCGCAAAGGCATCCTGGAGATCTCCACGGCCACGGGCACCTCGGCTGAGCAGATGTCCGAGGGCATGTACATCATGGAGAAGGCTGGCTACCGTGGCGCGGCCGGCCTCGCCGCCCTGAAAGCTTCCGCGCAGGGTGCCAAGGATGAGAACGTCGGCCTGTCGATCATGGCGCAGGCTGTCACCGACGTCCTGTTGGACTACGGCTACAAGATGGACACGGCAGCGAACGCCACGGACTCCAGCGTCCGGGTCACCAACATGCTTGTCGCCGCCTCCGGTGCAGCCAAGACCACCATGACGGACTTCGCCAACTCCATGGCCGCCGTCGTGCCCATCGCCTCCACCGCGAAGATCAGCTTCGACCAGGTTGGCGGTGCCATCGCCACCATGACGCAGCACGGGCAGTCCGCGCAGCAGTCCTCCCAGAACCTCGCCAACCTGATCCAGTCCCTCGTCCGCCCAAACAACCTCGCATCCGCAGCGATGTCCCAGATGGGCATCGACACCACCGACCTCGCCCAGCACCTCGGCGAGCGGGGCTTGTCCGGTTCCCTGCAACTCGTATCCGACGCCATCCTCAAGCACATGGGCCCGGACGGCATGGTCCTCCAGTCGACCATGAAGGAGAACGCCAACGCCACCAAGGCGATGCAAACCATTATCGGGCAGATGCCGTCCGACCTTGCGGGGCTCTCCCGCGGCCTCCTGGACGGCTCCGAAACCATTGGCGCGTACACCAAGGCCGTGAAGGGCTACGGCGGCACCGCAGGCGCCCTGGGGCTCCAGTTGGCCGGGCTCTACAAAGCCAATGAGGGCGTCAATGACTCCCTCAAGTCGGGTAAGCCGGCCGTCGAAACGTACAACGCCGCCATGCGCGACGTGTTCGGCAACGTCACCGCGGCCCGTGCCGCGACCATGCTGATGATGAACGACAGCCACGAGTTCATCGCCAACATCGACGCCATCGGTGAGGCGGGCAAGAAGACCGGGCAGGACATCTCCACCTGGGCCGATATGCAGGACACCCTGTCCGTCCAAATGGACCAGACCAAGGAGATGGTTTCCAACCTTGGCATTGAGCTCGGCACCAAGCTCATCCCCTCTGCGAAGGGCGCCGTCTCCGGCTTCAAGGACCTCGTGCACGGTTTCGAGGAAGGCAACCCGGTCCTGCTCACCGCGGCCGGGGTCCTCGGCGGGGCCGTCGCGCTGGCGATCGGCGCGTACACCACCAAACTGGTCATTGCCGGGGTCACCACGACTGTAGAGATGGGCAAGATGGCGTACACGGTCGCCGCGTCCGTCGCCAAGCAGATCGCCTCATGGGTGCAGCTACAGGCCGGGGCTATACAGTCCGGCGCCGCACTCGAGAAGGTTGTCGGCGGGCTGTCCACATGGCCGGGCAGGTTCAAGGCAGCAACCATGGCTGTCGCAGCCCTCGCTGAGGGCCTCGCCCTGATGACGAACTCCAAGGCCGACGTCAGTATCGACCAGATCAGCAACGCCCTCGGCGGCCTGTCCGATCAGGCTGACAGCACCAAGGACATTGACGCGGTCTTCACCAAGTGGGACACGAACCTGTTCTCCCACGCCCCGGCCGACGTGAACAACATGGCCGACGCTGTGAAGCGTCTCGCCCATAAGGACGGGATCGACCAGTTCACCCAGTCCTTCGATGGCTTGTCGAAGACCCTACTGCTCGGCGAGGCCGGGATTACGAAGGTGGAGGACCGGTTCAAGGACATGGGCACCGCCCTGTCCCAGATGGTCGCCAGCGGGCACTCGGACCAGGCCGCCGAGTCGTTCAAGCGCCTCGCCAAGTCCTTCGAGGACAACGGTAGCTCAGCGGAGAAAGCCCTCGAGGCGATGCCCGCCTACCGTGACCAGCTCATCCAGTTGGCTCACGATTCGGGTGTGGCGTCGATCAGTGGTGACGCGCTCGTGCAACTGGCTGGGGGTAAGATCCCGCCGGCGATGGCGAAAGCCGCACAGGCCACCGCGGACTCATCGAAGGCAGCGCAGGACGCCCAGAAGAAGCAGCAGGACCTTGGCACGGCACTGGACAACGCCGGGGTATCGGCTGATGGTCTCGCCACCGACTTGCAAAAGGTCCTTGACGGGATGCTGTCGACGGGCATGGCAACGCTGAGCAGCCGCGACGCGACGTCGAAGTTCAACAAGACGATCACGGACGCGAAGGGCGCCGTGGACCAGCTTGTGAAGTCGAACGTGGACGTCTCGGATGCCCTCAACGCTACGGGCACTGACTTCAACCTGACCTCGGAGTCGGGGCAGGCGTTGAACGACAAGTTCGAGGCTGTCATGCGCTCCGGTTTGGACATGGCGAAGTCTGTTGCCGGGCCGGGTGTGGACGCCCAGCAGAAGGTGCAGGGCGCGCTCCAGCAAACCTACGACAACCTGGTGACCTCAGCCCACGGCATGGGTATCACTGGCGGCAAGGCCGACGACCTGGCCCGCTCCGTGCTTGGTATCCCGCCGGGCACGGACATCAAGACGTGGATGGACGACTACGCCCGCCAGAAGGCCGCGGACACGAAGATCGCCATCGACAACATCCCGAAGGATGTGGGCGTCACGGTTCACCTGTACGGGGCCGACCAGATCGCCGCCGCGCAAGCATCCGTTGACGCGCTCCAGCACGCCGCGGGTAACGCCATGGTGCAGGCCAACCAGTACGCATCCGGTAACGCCTACAGCAGCAAGTACACGGGCGGCATGGCGGGCGGTTTCACGGGCGGCGCGGTCGCCTCGATCATGGGTTTCGCGGGTGGCGGGGTCATCCCCGGCACGCCGCCGGCGGCACCGAACGTGGACAACATCCTCGCCATGGTGGATGGGCGGCCGTTGAAGGTCCGTTCCGGGGAGTTCATCAACAACGAGCCGTCCACACGGATGAACCTGCCTTGGTTGAAGGCGTCGAACGCTGGTTTGAACCTGGGGCAGACGATGCAGAAACGGTTTGCTATCGGGTACGCGCTGGGCCAGCAAAACCAGCCCGCCACGGCGGGCGCCCCCGCATCGAACACGAGCATCACCATCAACGCGCAAACCAACGCCACCGGAGAGCACATCGCCTCCGAGGTGGGCTGGGCTTTGCGCACCCTCTAATAACCGAAAGGGGTCCCTCGTGACCTTCACATTCGCTGCGGCGGTCGCTTGGGACCCCATCGGTAACAAGCCGGTCAAGAACGTCTCGTTTCAGGTCTACGCGACCACCGACACGGCCTATGCGACCCCGCTGGCTATCACTGACCCGTTCGGGAACGCGCTGCCGGGGAACATCCTGAACTCTGGTTCGCAGGGTGTTTTCCCGCAGTTCAACCAGGCCACGAACTCGGCTGTGGTGATCACGGACCCGGCGCACACGTACGCGTGGACGCTCAACGCCGTCATGCAGGACGCCTCCGTGGCCGCCTACATCAGCACCCCCGGCAGCGCCACCGCAGCTCAACTATCTGCCACTTATGCCCTAAAGACGGACGTGCCACCAACCACCCTTGACGGCGGAAGCGCAACGTCAACTTACACCGGAACATTCAACTTCGACGGCGGGAGCGCTGCATAAATGGCTAACAGGATTCAGTACCGCAGGGACACCGCCGCCAACTGGACGGCAGCAAACCCGGTCCTCGCCCTCGGGGAACCGGCGTGGGAGACGGACACCAAGAAACGCAAGATTGGTGACGGCGCCACTGCATGGAACTCTCTGGGCTACCAGGCGCCGGATGAAAAAACGTTGAAGACAACGTATGCGCCACGCTCCCCTATCGGGTCGCGCCGTGCCATCCCGGCCGCGAACACGGTCGATGTCCTCATGGCGACGCCGCCCACCATTGGGGCAGCCGCAACCGCATCATCAATTAGCGGGGCTGCGTTCTTCCCGTCCGTGTCCGGTTCCGGCACGGCAACCCAGGTCCTCACGGACCGGTTCACGTACACGGGCGCCGGTTCGTTCGCCGCCGCGGGCACCGCCTACCCTAATAACAACTGGGTCGTACCGTCGTCGCTCACCACAACCAACACCATCGCCCCCTATAACGTGTCGTTTCTGTTTGACGGTGCCGCGCTGGAGTTTTTCCTCTCCGGCAACGGCGGCCTGGTCAGGGTCCGCGTAGACGGTCAACTCGTGACCTCGGCGGCGACTACCCTGCCGAACGACGGTAACCTGTATTACCTTCCGATCACCTTCAGCGCACGCGCCGTCCGCAGGATCACCCTGGAAACCTCCAACGTCAAGTTTGGCGGGGTCCGTGTAGGCGGCACCGACAGCGTGAACCCTGTCCCCATCCGTGGACCCCGGGCCATTGTCGTGGGCGACTCCTTCACCGAAGGTACCGGGTCCACATACAGCGCCATCGGCTCATGGTCCCAAAAACTCGGGCTCTCCCTCGGGTGGGATGACGTGTGGGCGTCAGGTGTCGGCGGAACTGGCTACCTGAACCCCGGCTCGGGAGGGCGCGTGAAGTTCCGGGACCGGCTCGTCAATGACGTGACCTCACAAAACCCGCAGATCGTCATCTGGGCGGGCGGAATCAACGACCAGGCCACCTACACCGCAGCACAGATCCAGGCTGAAGCAACCGCCTGCTACCAGGCGGTACAAGCCGCACTGCCGGGCGTACCGCAGATTGTGTTCTCTCCCTGGTGGAGGAACGGGGTCGAAACGTTCCCCAACTCGCTCTTGCAGGCCAGGGACGCGATCAAAGCCGCCGTCGCCGCGACGAACACCACCGCGCAGCCCGTCCTATTCGTGGATGTCCTTGAACTGCCGGTTGGTTCGGTCGCGCCGGCCACGACCCTCTCGGCTTCCGTCGCCGCCGCGGCCACTTCCCTGAGCGTCGCCGGTTTCATCCCACAAGGGGCGACAATCGACATTAAGGACGGGACGAACTGGGAGCGCAAGGTGGTCACCGCAGTCTCCGGGACTGGACCCTACACGCTGACCGTCAAGGCCATGACAAACGCTTTCGCGTCCGGTGTGGCAGTGAAGCAGGTGGGCCCCTGCTGGTGGACAGGTACGGGTAAAGTCGGTGCGACAACCGGTATCGGCAACTCTGACCTGCTTGTCTCGTCAGACGGCACCCACCCGAGCGCAGCCGGCCACGACGAGCTTGGGCGATTCGCCGCGGGGCTCATCTCGCAGAACCTCATGGACGCCTAAACAGCGGAAGCCCCCACTCTAGGTGAGTGGGGGCTTCCTGGGTTTTGTCAGGAGTTCGCGGCTGCTGCCTTTTTGACTTCCGCGAGGATGACGGGGGCGAGCTGGTCCGCCATGAATTTGTGTCCGGCATCGGTCGGGTGCGTCTTATCCGAACCGATCATGGCCTGACGATCACCACTGAACCAGCCCTGCTCGATCGGATCAATAAACGTTGCACCGGCAGCCAGGGCAGCGGCCTTGATCGCGTCACGGACCTTGTAGATGTTGGGGACGGGCACACTGTTCGGCCATGCCGGGCCGACAACGATCAGCGGTGCCTTCGGAGAGTTCTTCCGCATCTCCGCATAAAGCAATGAAGCCGCAGTGCCGACATCGTCCGCGGAACGTTCAGTGTCATTCAGGCCGCCGAACACGACCATGACGTCCTCATTGGCGAAAGGGTTCGCCTTGTACGACTCAATGAACGTCTCATTGATCTGACCCTTGGTCGCATACCCGGCACCGCCCCGGCCCAGCAGATCAAGCTGCAACCTGGCACCGCTCTTGGTGTAGCTGGACTGGACAAGCGCTGCCCAGCCCTTCGCGCCGTCACCGCCCTCCTTGCTGCCTCCGGTGAAGGAGTCACCGATGACCAAAAGATGCGGGACAAACTCCTTTTTGATCGGCGTCGGCGTGGAAGCGGCAGTCACCACGGCCGTAGGTGCCGGCTTTGCAGCGCCCAAGGCCAGCGCAGTAACGCCAGCGGTGAACAGGACGAGCGCAACCATGGCACTAATACCGGCGATGCGACGACGACTGCGAGAGCGTCGAGAAGACATAGATCCCCCAAGAGAAAACGTGACGTGATTGCTCTCATGATAAGGGACGAATAAGACCGGTTAAGTTCCCCAACTGAATATTGCTTCACCCGTAAGGCCCTCGCCACTTGGCGGGGGCCTTTGTCGTACCCACAACAACATAGGAGGCTGCCTTGCCCGCCGTCGTATTCGCAGCCGTCACGCTCCAGCAGTTCCAGGTGTACGTGTCCTCCACCTCATCCACGTTCGGCGCCGGGACTGATGTGGGTTTGATCAGCATCAGCGGCCTCCGTGACCTGCCCCCCATCCGGCAGGGCAACGTGAACCGGGGCCAGAAGGACGGGGCGCTCCCGGGCCTGAACTTTGTTGGTGAGCGCACCATCGGCATCACTTACCAGATCACCAAGACGGCGGCGAGCACCGAAGCGGCCCTCGCCAGTGTGACGGCGGCGCATCAGAACGTCATCGACCCTGCCACCATCTGCATGACCTCCGGAGACTACCTCCGGCAAAAATCTGGGGCAGGTTTGACGAAGCCCATCTACTCCGGCATGGTCCAACTCCCCAACCGGGCCAACCCGCTCATCTTCTTCGGCCGCCCCGTCCGGTTCAACGCCCCCATCAGCACCGACTTCCAGTACGGCCGGGTGGACATCACCACCGAATGGTCCTGCCCTGACGGTTTGCTCTACGACAACACCATCATCAGCGCATCATGCGGGCTCCCCAACCCCACCAGTGGGGCCACGTTCCCGGCCACGTTCGACCTGACCTTCGGCGCGTCCACGGGCGGGTCCTTCCAACTCAACAACACCGGCGCGTACCCGACCTCCCCGTTCTTCACCATCACCGGCCCCGTCTCCTACCCGGTCATCACCAACCAAACCACCGGGCAACAAATCAAACTCAACACCGTCATCGGCACCGGCGACACCCTCGCCGTCGACTGCCAGTCCGGGACCGTCACACTCAACGGCGCCAACCGCAACAACACCGTCGACATCACCACCACATTCTTCGGCCTCGCACCCGGCAACAACACCATCGGCTACGGCTCATCCGACTCCGCCGCCGTCACATCCCAGCTCACCGGGTACGCGCTCCCCGCCTACTCCGTCGCCTAGAAAGGCCCCAGCATGGTACGCCCCACCATCACCGCCTGGGACCTGAACACCAACACGTTGATCACCCACCTGCACGCCATGTCCCCCTCCTACTCGGTCAGGTTGAACGACGCCGGCGAGTTCACCCTCAAAATCGACCTGACCGACGCCCTCGCCTCCCAACAAGCACAAATCATCCTCGCCATGGACGGCACCCCCTTCAAAGTCGTGTTCTCCAACCGGGCCGAATCCATCCAATACTCCGGGATCGCATGGAACACCACCATGAACTCGGGCGAGCCCGTCCTCACCATCGCCGGGAAAGGGTTGACCAGCTACTTCACGCAGGTCACCGCCACCAAGGCGTACAACGTCTCCATCAGCCCCGCCCAACTACTCTCCGACGTTGTCACTGACACGCAGAACCAGCCCGGCGCGAACATCAGGCTCACCCCCCGGCTCGGACTGAACTCGCCCCCACCAAACATCACACCCTCCTACAACGCCAACCAGTACGTCACCGCCGCCCAAATCATCGCCGACTGCACCGCCGCCATCACCCCCGGCTCCGGCGGCGTCGACTACTACATCACCGACGTGTTCACCAACGGGGCGCCAGCGCACACATTCAACATCGCAGCCCCCCGCTGCGGACGCGACCAGACCACGTCCGGGGCGACCATCAACCTCGCCCAAGCCATCCACTGGGAGTGGCCGAAGAACGCGGCAGCATCCGGGAACCAGGCCATCGTCGTCGGGGCCGGGTCCGGCGGTGTGCAACCGAAGTCCATCAAAGACTCCCCACTGCCCCGGGGCGGACTCGGGCAACCCCCGCTCCTGCAAATGGTCTACCAGTACAACCAAGTCAGCTCGCAGACCCAGTTGGACGCGATCGCGAACGGCAACATCCAAATGTTCGGCCGCCCCGTGTCCGTCCCCGTCGTCACCCTCCCCATCGACTACGCGCCCCTCCCGCTCGGGTCCTTCCAGATCGGCGACGACGTCCGGGTGTACTCGCCCGTGTCCCCGTGGTTCCCGCAAGGGACCTCGCAGTGGTGGCGGATCGCCGCGTACACGGTCACGTACCCGGATGAGGGCGTCCCCACCTACCAACTCACCCTCAACCGTCCCCCAGTGTTCTAGGAGCCCGCATGGTCAACGCACAACTCGGCATGCCCTACGACCTGCCGCAGCGCCTCGCAGCCGTCGAAGCCCAGCTCCGGGCACTCTCCACCCAGCCCATCCTGTTGCACGCCTCCACCGGGCAGGACGGCGGGCAGGGGCTCTCCACGGACAAGGCGGGCCTGCACCTGTTCAACCCGTCCGGCACCGAAGTGGTCACACTCTCCACCCTGGACGGGTCCGCGAAACTCGGGGACACCACCATCACCGGGAACCTGTCCATCCCCAACGGATCCATCAGCAACTCAGCGCTCACCGCGCCCATTGTCCCGGTCGCCTACCATTCCGACGTCCAGAACATCTCGATCACCAGCGGCGCCAACGTCGAGAAGTTGCGCGTCGACGTACCAGTTCCCGCCGGCTACACCCAGGCGCTCGTGAACCTGACCGTCACCATGAACATGCTGAACAACACGGGCAGCGCCGACAGCGCCTACTTGGGCGCGAACATCAACGGCGTCTCCCCCGGCTGGGCATCAAACGCGACGGCAGCAGCGGGCGCGGAAGTGTCACTGAACAACACAGTGGTCGCCCAGCTCACGGGCCTCAGTGGCGGCACGTTCCCGCTCACCGGCAAAGCATCCAGCAACACCGGAACATGGGCCGCGGCCGGGACCTCGTCAGTGATGAATCTGAACGCTACGGTCCTGTTCCTGCGCTAGTGCTTCCCGGTCCCGGTTGCCATCGGCGGGGCGTTTACGAGCGCTCCAGCCTCCGGCGTTGAAGCCTTCGCGCCAGAGATGCCGTTGACGGGCGGGAGATCAACTTCCTGGTACTGTCCGGCCGCCGGGGCGGGGGCGGCAGGTGCAACGACCGGTGCGGGCGCGGGGTCCGGTGCCACGTAAACCGGGGCCGGAGCCGGGGCCGGATCAGCCACAACAGGGGCCGGTGCGGGGGCAGGTGCCGCAGTGGTTGTGGTGTCCGCGGGTGCCGGATCAGTGGTGGCTACAGGTTCGGGTGTTGCGGTGGTCACGACAGGCTCCGGGGTAGGTGATGGCGCCGCCGTAGTGGCTGGCGCCGAAGAAGTCACGGACACGGCCGGGGCGGGCGTCATGTCCGCGTTCGCCGTAGCAACCAGCCCACCAAGGGCTGCCAATGCCAGAAGAACCGCGGCGCCGCCGCCAAGAGCTGATTTCGTGTCCATGCCCCCACATTAACCGACTCGTCCACAAATTAAAACCTTTTTCTCAAACGAATTTATGAAGCCCTGCTCATGCGGGGCTTTTCCTATCCCACAAGGAGCCCCGCATGACGCTGAGTACAATTCCGTTTGCGTTGCAGAATTCGGCGCACTCCGCCGACCTGTTCCGGCAAGCAACGTCCTCCCTCGTCCCCCCGGGCGGCGGCATCGTCACCACCGGCGACTTCGCCGTCACCCAAACCGGAACCCCCTCCATGGGCGTCAGTGTCGGCGTGGGCCGCATCTGGATTCCCGGGACCAACGTCGCCAACGTCACCGGCGGCAACTTCTCCCAGCAAGCCATGTACTACGGGCAGAACAACTCCCCATACACGGCGGCCGTGACCACGTCCGACTCGGTCAACCCCCGCATCGACGTCGTCTACGCCGCCGTGCAAGACTCCCAGTACGCGGGCACCACCAACGCGGGCACCATCGCTGTTGTCGCCGGCGTCCCCACCACCGGCGCCTCCTACCCGGCGAACGCCCCCACCATCCCCGCGAACGCCATCGCCCTCGCATGGATCAACGTCCCCGCAAACGCATCCTCCATCGTCAACGCCAACATCACCCAACTCGCGGGCAACAACAAACTGTTCTCCGCCGTCTCCGGGAAAGGTGTCACGGACGGCTACTGGACGATCACGGGCGGGCTCGTCAAAACCACGACCAGTGGACTCACCCAGGTCACCGCGACACTCCAACTCGTCCGCACCACCGCGGCCATCACCATCGCCACCACTGACGGCGCCCTCCTCGTCGGGCTCGTCCCCTCCGGCTTCATCCCCACCAGCAACCAATACTTCATCGGCACATCCAACACCGACACCGGCGCCCGGTACGCCGAACCACAACTCGTCATCAACACCGGCGGGACCCTCGTGGGCCGGTCCACCAGCGGCGGCTCCATCACCCTCGGCGTCGGGTACACCCTCTGCATCTCAACAAGCTGGTGGATCTAATGGACTGGGCACTCATCGGCTACATCAGCGGCGGCATCGCAACCATCGCAACCATCGCCACGTTCATCAGCCACCAACTCAAACCCAAATTCAGGGCGGCCGGACAATTCTGGGCGCACCTCGTCGGCGTCGAAGAGAACGTCGTCACCGGGCAGGACCGCATCCCCGGACTCTTCGAAGTCATCCGCGACTTGAAAGCACAGGCCGGGCGCATGGAAGACCGTTTAGAGGAACGCCTCGACCAGCAGGACGGGGTCCTCGCCAAACAAGACGATGTCCTCGAAACCATCCGCCACGAAGTCGAGTTCAACAACGGCAGCTCGGTGAAGGATGCCACGTTGCGACTGGAGCAGGGGCAGACCGAACACGTCGCCAAACTCGTGGAACTCGCCACCCGCCTAGAGGAACACCTCAAACCAACAACCTCCGCGCCCGTCACCAACGTCACCATCCACACCCAGCAGGAGCACCCAGCATGAGTCTTTGGATGCCTGGCGCCGTCCAGCGCCCACAACCCGGTGGGGTCACCCTTGACACGTCCCTACCGCCCCGCGGTATCTGGCACATAACGTGGGACGCGCTCAACGCCAGCGGCGGCCAACCAGACTTCGGAGCCGTCGCCGACTACCTGGTCGGCAAGGAATGGTGCCCGCACATCATGTGGAACCCGTTCACCGGGTACATGGAGCAGTACTACCCCGCCGACGTCGGGGCACGCGCCCTCACCTACAACGACCAGGACGGGGCGGCCTGCGTGCAGGTCGAGATCTTCTTCACCCCCGGTTGCGTTGTGGACGGGGTCAAATACAACACGGTCGCTGACACGCCCCTGAACGGCTGGGCGGAACTGCTCGCGTGGATGGACTCCCTCGGCATCCCCCGCCAATGGCCCATGGGCGCCCCGCAATGGTCCGGGAACTCCCGCGACCCTGATGTTTGGAACGCCAACGGCGGCCACTACGGGCACTGCCACTCCCCCGGCGACACCCACACCGACCCGGGCCCCATGCCCTCCCTGAACACCGGAACCATCGCCGTTGAAGGCGTCATCGTCCCCAGCACAGAAAGCCTCTTCATGTCCCTCACCCCAGCAGAAGAACAGCGCATCCTCGCCGCAGCCGACCGCATCAACGGTCGAGTAGCAGACGTCCCCGTCCTCAACGCCTCGGACGGCGCCTACATGAACAGCGCCCGCGACACCCAGCACGCCGCCGTCATGAACACCCTCAGCAAACTCCTGGACAAGGCGGACGGCGGCTACATCGTCGGGCTCCTCAACGCCATCCCCGCCGCCGTACTGAACCAGACATTCGCACTCCCGGACGGCACCAACACCAACCTCGCCGGCATCCTCACCCAGATCAGCACGAAACCCGCCGCCGTCACCAACGTCACCGCAGCCCCCATCGACGTTGACGCACTCGTGGCCCGGCTCAAGGCAGAACTGCCCGCCGCCGTCCTCGCCCAGCTCACCACCAAACTCTCCCAGCCGTAAGGAACCCCGCCATGAACCTCGTATTCTGGAAGGCCGCCGCTGAGCGCGCCATCAAGACCTTCGCCCAGTCCGTCCTTGCCCTGCTCGGCACCGGCTCCGTGGGCATCACTACGCTCGACTGGAAGGGCATCCTCTCCGTGGCCGCGACTGCGGCTCTCGCGTCCGTCCTGACCTCGCTGGCGTCCCTGTCCAGCGTCACCCCGGACATTGTCCCCGCCACGCCGGCTAAGCCCGCAGAAGCGCCCACAGCCACCGTGGAGATCCCGTCCGCACCCGCGGCAGTGTTCCCCGCCGCCAAGGTTGAAGCCGCCGCCGTAGAGCCCGCCGCGCCCCTGTCGGCACTGCCCGTCGAGCCCGTCACCGTCACCCCCGTATTCGAAACACCCGCCGCACCCGCCGCGTAATAGTCCCAGCACCAAAACTGAGCCCCGTCCTGTAGCCCAAAGGTTGCAGGGCGGGGCTTTTTTCGTTTTTACCTAGTGCCCACAATGTGCGTTTTGCGTGCTCACGCTGGTAAAATGAGGGTATAAGAAAGCCCCGCGAAGCTGTGAACTTCCGGGGCCATGGCAACCATCTATCAAAGGAACTGGCTACATGGCCTACACTAACGCAAAAAAGCGGGAATACCAGCGTGAATGGTGCGCAAAGAATCGCGCCGCATACCTCCGCGGCAAGGTCTGCGCCCACTGCGGGTCCGCCGGCCCGCTCGAGGTGGACCACATCGACCCGGCACTCAAGGTCAGCCACAGCGTCTGGTCATGGTCCGCAGCCAGACGGGCGGCAGAACTCGCCAAATGCCAGACACTATGCGTCCCCTGCCACAAAGCTAAGACCTTCGCGCAGCGCCCCACCCCAGAGCACGGCACCATTTCCCGCTACGGGAGCATCTACAAGTGCCGGTGCGACCTCTGCCGCCGGGCCAACGCAGACCGCAAGAAACTGAACGAAGCCAAGAAGCACGCCCGCGAGATCCACGAGTTCCAAGAGAACTACATGCGCGCTTCCTAGTCGCCTTCCAGGATCTCAACGTCGGCGATCTCGGGCGGTGCCTCAACCGGCAAAGGCATCGACCCGAGCGCCTTCGCGGCGACCTGCGCGCCCTCGAAGTGAGCGTCCGGCATCAGTGACCCGTACAGATCGACCGTCATTTGGATGCTGGCGTGCCCCATTCTTGCGCTCAGCTTGTACATGTCCATGCCGTGAGCCAGGAGAATCGCCGCATGGAGGTGCCTAATGGAGTGCACCTTGACATGCTTAGCGCCGCCATCGTTCACCCCGGCATCCTTCCGCGCCTTCCGCCACGCCCGGTTATAGAACGCTTGGTGCGTGAAGTCTCCGCCGTCCTTCATGAGGAACACGAACCCATCCCCCGCGGCCTCCACCAGCGGCCGCACAGCCTCAACCGTGGACGGGGCCAGCGATACCCGCCGGCGGCTGCGCTGCGTCTTCGGCGGCCCCACATACCGCCCACCATCAGCCCTCAACTTGTGCGCCTTGGTGATCCGCACAATGGGCACCTCATCATCCAAGTGGAAGTCCCGCGCACTCAACGCAGTGGCCTCGCTGAACCGGCAGCCCGCACCCAGCAGGAAGTCCATGAACGGGCGGAAGTGCGGGTCTATCTTCGCCTTGATGGCATGGAAGTCTTCCATGGTCATGTCGATGTCGTCTTCAGCGATGTGGACGGCCTTGGGTAGCTTCACGCCCCGGCATGGGTTCCGGTCGATGATTCGCCGCCGCACCGCTGTCTCCATAGCCGCGGACAGCAGACCGTGCTGCACGCTGATTGTCTTGGGCGACTTTCCGCGCTTCTCCATCCACTTGACCCAGACAACAACGTCGTCCTGTTCGATGCTTTTGACTTTGCGTTGCCCGAGCTCGCCCGAGAAGTGGAGGCGGACCGCGTCGTGGTAACGCTTCTCCGTGTACTCGGTGACGCCGGTCAACTGTCGAATGTGTGACTCCATTGCTTCGGCGACGGTAGGCCCGGACATGGCAGAGTCCTCAACCACGCGCTCCGCCCGCGCCAGGGAGTTGCCGTTGGCCTCGATGAGGCGCTTCCACTCTTCGGCCTTGGCCTCGGTTTCGTGCGTCCAGCGTTCCTGATGTCCAGTGTCGCGGTCACGCCATTGCAGCTGGTAACTGTAGCTGCCGTCTTTGCGCGGCCCGCGCTTCTGGATAGATGCCATGACCCTAGTTTACATTCTCTGATAACGGGAATCGAAGAATAGATAACAACACCCCTGTAACGTGCCTAGATCTAGGGGATTTTGGGGCCTAGGTA